TTGTATTGGCTATTAATAGATATTGTGAAATGTACAAATCTGATTATCCTTATTGTAATTATAAATGGACCTTAAATGAATTTTTGACTAGAGAAAAAGGAATAGGCTATTTTTTAGACGATGGTGATAAATGGATTAATTATTGTGAGTGGAATACAGATACAAAAGGTAAAAAACACTCTAAAAACAATGACGTAATTTTATAAGGAGGTGTAAATTTGAATGAGATAGAATTTGCGAACGTATATTTAGGTGAATATAAAACAATTAAAAATCGTAATGGTCAAGAGTTATCTTTTAAGTATTGCCCATTTTGTAACGGTGGATCACACCACGATCAACACACGTTTAGTATAAATATTGATAAACATACTTATAATTGTTTAAGAGGTAAGTGTGGCGAAAGTGGAACTTTTAAAGAATTGGCAGAAAAATACGGAGAACAGGCTGAATATTATTTAGATTGGTTAAAAGAAAATAAGAAAGAATATAAACAGACTGCTCAATATTCTCAACCAAAATATAAAATTAATCCTTTATCAGATAAAGTCATACAATATTTTAATAAAAGAGGAATTAGTAAAAAAACACTTGAAAATGTTGGGATAAAATCATTCTATTTTAAAAAAATAAATGAAGAATTTGCAGTATTTCAGTTTTATGAAAAAGAAAAATTAGTAATGAATAAGATGAGATTATTAAGAAAGCCACAGATAAAAAAGGATGGTAAAAAAGAGCAAAAAGAATGGAAGGAATCTGGTGGAAAACATGTTCTTTGGAATATGCAAAACATAGATAAAAACAAACCTGTAATTCTATGCGAAGGAATGATGGATGGATTAAGTGTTATAGAGTGTGGAATGGAAAATGTTACATCTATTCCAAGTGGTACAAGAGATTTAACATGGATAGATAATTGTTATGATTGGATACAAGAAATTAAAGAATGGATTATATATGTTGATAATGATGTTGCCGGTGATGAATTAAAAAATAATCTATTAATGAAGTTTGGCTATTCTAAATGTAGAGTAGTAAAACATGAATTGAAAGATGCAAATGATGAATTAAATGTATTAGGTAAGGAATATATCATAGATGTAATAAAAAATGCTAAATATGAGGACGTGAAAGGCTTAGTAGATATATCTAATGTAGATATAATAGATTTATCTAAGTTAGAAAGATGTAGTAGCAGTATAAGAGCTATAGATAAATATTGCGGAGGATTAACGTTCCCTAATCTAACAGTATGGACAGGTAAAAGAGGAAGTGGAAAAAGTACCGTGGCAAGTCAATGTATAACGGCAGCAGTAGATCAAGGATATAACGCATTTGTTTATACTGGAGAATTAGCAGCAGGACATTTTAAGTTGTGGTTATATTCGCAAATGGCTGGTCCTGAAAATATAGATACTGTTACTTATAGATATAAGCAAACTGATATGGAAAGGCCAGACGAATATATTCCTAAAAAAGAAATAGTACAACAAATAGATAATTGGATAAGTGGTAAGTTAAAATTATATGATGATAATAATACAAATAAAGAAGATGAAATAATAAAGTTAATGGAAGAAAGTTATAAAAGATATAATACTAGAGTGTTTTTAATAGATAACCTTATGACAGTTAAATTTAATTCTAATAGTAATGGGCGATTCATAGCACAAAGTGATTTTATAGATCGCTTAAGACAATTTGCATTACAATATAGGGTAAATGTTAATGTTGTAGTACATCCACGAAAAACCCAAGCAGGGAAAGAAGTAGATAGTGATGATGTTGGAGGAAGTGGAGATATAACTAATGCAGCATTTAATGTTTATTGGATTAGCAGAATAAAAAATGATGATGACTTAGACTTTGATGATCCTATAGAAAGGCAATTAGTAGGTTGTCAGTCCAAGATAGATATATTAAAAAATAGATATTATAGTGTTGTTAATAAAGTCGGTGGAATGAAATTTGATATTAAAAGTAAAAGATTTATACCACCTACTGGTTGGAAATATAGGTATAAATGGCAAGGTGATGAATTAATACAAGAAGTAGAAGGAGATATTCCATGGTAGATATTAAAAAATTTAAACATGAACATAGGGATTTCTGCAACAAATATAATAAGATGTTAGACTTGTATTATAGAGGAGTTAGTTACTTAGAGGGTGAGAATATTAACGACAATGAGATTAAAAAATATATCCCATTGGTCACTAATTACACTAAAGAATTATCTTATATGTTAGCACAGTTCAGAACAATTACAGGTGAAAATATGCCTGATAGAATTTTAGAAGGTGGGTTTATCTTATATGATGATATGGATTATTAATGCTTAAAAGTACGAAATAGACGTAAGGAGGGTATTAATGATTGGTAGAAAAACAAAAGAAGTTGATTGGCAAAAATATGATGAACTAAAAAAACAAGGATTAAAAGAGTTGCAAATAGCTATAAGATTTGGAATGTCACAAACAACATTATGTAAGAAAAAAAGATTTAGGGGGAGATAAAAATGTATTCAAGCCGTCCACAAGTTAACAGTGGCTATGTAGATCTTATTAATGCAATCATACTAAGAGCTGTTCAAGATGCTAGACTAGAACGTCTTAGCTTAAACAGTAGCAAAGTTAATAAAGAAGGTATTAAAACCAAAGCCGAACAATTTTTGGATAGTGAAGAATTTGAATATCTGTGTGAATGTGTAGGTAAAGATTGGTCAGAAATAAGAAGATTAACATTGAATTAGAGGGGGATAAATAAATGGAAAAAGCATTTATAGTAAGTAAAGAAAGTGAATTATTTAAAGATATAGAAAAATATAAAAAGCTAAGGAACAAACAAAGAAAATTTATAAATAAATTTTTTGAAGAAAATGGTATTGAAGCTAATCAATATAGAGTGAGTGGGGATGGATTTTGTAATGTACCTTTTGAAAAATATGAGGAAACTATAACTCTTTGTATAATACCAACCGATAAAGACAAAGAAAAATTTAGCAAAGTGTTAAATAAGCCAGATGAACGTTACTTGCAAGCTTTTAGAAAAACATCAAAAATAGCTAAAGATTTTAGAAAACAAATTGTAGATGAACATATTGTAATTAATTTATATCAACCGAGAATGAGTGATTATTTTGAATCTATAGGCTTTTATGGTTGTGGTTTTACCCTATTTGAGCATAAAAATATTATGTATTTAAGAGTTAATAGTGAATTTTTAAAAGAAGATGATATACCAAAGGGTTTAACAGAAATAAGGCTTTCAGAGTTTTATAAAGTACGAGAAGAACTTGAAAAGAGCAAGGGGGATAAATAATTATGGTTAAGTATAGATTGAAAAAAGAATTTATCTATGAAAATGAAGATTTAAAGAATGAACAATTATATTTAAAAGCCTTAGAACTAGGGTACACCTTTGTGAAAGATGGAAATGACTATAGAATTATTAAAATAAAAGAATTTAAGACAAAAGGTGACGAATTAAATGTAGAATTAATAAAAGCTGAAATTGTACAGGGGGATAAATAAATGCAATTAAAAGAAATGTTTGATATGCAAAAACAATTAGATACACGAATAGAGAGAAGTCATGATAGAAAACTTACATTTGTAGATAAAATAGTAGCAGCAATAGTTGAATTAGGTGAAGCGGCTAATGAAATAAGATGGTTTAAAAAATGGAGTAATAAAGGTCAAAGCAGTAAAGAAGTTATATTAGAAGAACTTATAGATGGTGTACATTTTATTCTAAGCATAGGAAATAGCATTGAAAGCAATCTAATATATTTACATGATTATACAGCTAAAATGGAGCTAAGTGACTTTTCTGAGGATTTTGTAAGAATTATAGACGGTCTAGTATCTGTAAAAGTATCTTATCAAAATAAACATAAAAATTTATTAGATTATTTATATGTGGATCTAATGGAAAATTATTTGGGATTTATATGTAAATTAGGATTTGATATGAAAGATATAGAAATGATGTATTATAAGAAAAATGAGATTAATCATAAAAGACAGGATAATAATTATTAAACTGTTAAGGGGTGGAAGATTTGAGAAAATGGACAGAGGAAGAAGTACAATACTTAGAAGATAATTGGGGTACAGTTAGTATAAAATATATAGCTAAAAAAGTAAATAGAACAGAAAATGCAGTGATTTTGAAAGCTAAGAGACAGGGGTTAGGAGGAACTTATTCCGCTAGTGAATGTTTAACTGCTAATTTAATAGCAAATATATTAAAAATAGATGTGCATACAGTTACAGATTATTGGATACCTAAGTGTAATCTTAAAGGAAATAAAAAAACATTAAGAGGAAATGCTTCAATATATCAAATTAAGCTAGATGATTTAATAAAATGGCTTAAAAATAATAAAGATAAATGGAATGCATCCAAGGTTGAGTTATATGCACTAGGTATAGAGCCTGAATGGTTAAAAGAAAAAAGAAAGATAGATAGTACCGCTCCTGAAAGACGTAACTATAAATGGACTAAAGAAGAAGAAAACAAATTAATAAGTTGTTACAAATTAGGTTTAAAACAAAAAGAAATAAGTAAACAAATGAATAGATCAGTAGATGGAATAGAGAGAAAAATAAATAGATTAAAAAAAGCTGGAAAAATACCAATGCAAAAGATTGTAGTACCATGGACCGAGGAAGAAAATAAAATATTATTTAAAATGGATAGGAAAGGCAAAACGGATGAAGAAATAGCATGGGAATTAGGGAGAGAATGGTTCCATGTAGCGGACCATAGAAGATATTTAAAAAATGAAAATAAATATCCTAGTAAAAGCAAAAGAGATTTAATAAGAGATACCAGGATAAAAAAAGTTTTAAAATTAAGAAATCAAGGATTTAATAATAGTGAAATAGCTAAAAAACTAGGAGTACATTACACAACCATATCAAGAAACCTACAAATTATTAATGTTTAAAGGGTAATTTTTTGTCGAAAGTACGAAATTAACGTATAGAACGAAAGGAGGATTAAATGTCTAAAAACGAAGGTAAATATTTTGAATATGATTTTAAAGCTAGTATTCCCAACAGTTGTTGGGGGTACAGGCTTAGAGATAGTGCGGGAACATGGCAAGGTGGAGACAATACAAGGTTTACACCTTCTAATATATGTGACTTTATAGTAATGGCTGAAGAAAATTTATATTTGCTAGAGCTCAAGAGCATTAAAAATGTTAGCTTACCATTTGCCTGTATTAGAGAAAACCAAATTAAAGAACTTTCTAAAATAGATAAATCTAATGTAAAAGCTATGTTTATTATTAATTTCAGGAGCAGGGAAAGGACATATATGATAGATGCTAAAAAAGTAAAGAGATTTATAGAAAATTCAGATAGAAAAAGTATACCGCTCAATTGGTGTAAGGAAAATGGTATAGAAATAGAAGGTATTAAGAAAAGAACCAGATTTAAATACAAGTTAGATAAAGTTTTAGTATAAAAAGTAATTCGGAATATGAATATATTATGTATTTAGAAAGGAGTAATTATTAATGGAAGATAGAGAAATCACATTATTAAAAGCTTGTAGAGATTTATTAAAAAAACAGGAAAATTCAAGTTATGTGCTTGATTTATTAGAAGAAACAGTATTTTATGATGATGCTGATTGTGATGGTTATTGCTTACTTGAAGATATTGAAATGGTATTATCTGATATTGAATAATTATCGCAATACAAAGAAATTATGAATTTGCATAAAAGAAAGAGAAAAAATAGGAGGTAATTAATAATATGAAAGTACATTTATTAAGTTATACAATAAATCCAGTAGAAACTACATACAGGGCATTTAAACAATGCTACGCTAAAGGAACTGCAAGAGATATAAAAATACCTAGTAATGAGGAAATGATTAATTTTATATGTAAATGGATGGGTAAGGGACACGAAAGTCCTGTAGAGCATGTTAGCTTTACTTTTAGTATAGAAGGGGTAAGCAGGGCTTTAACACATCAATTAGTAAGGCATAGAATAGCTTCATATTCACATCAAAGCCAAAGATATGTAAATGGCAATAATTTTGATTTTGTAGTACCTAGAACATGGCAAGAAAATGTTAATAGTGAATGGATAGAACAATACAAAAAAGAAACAATGAGATTATACAATGAACTTGTTGGTTTAGGAGTACCAAAGGAAGATGCTAGATATATTTTGCCTAATGCTACTACATCTAATATAGTAGTTACTATGAATTTAAGAAGTCTAAGGCATTTTTATGATGAAAGAAGTTGTATAAGAGCTCAATGGGAAATAAGGGAATTAGCTAATAAAATGATGGTAAGGGCTAAAGAAATAATATCTTTTGCAGATTATAAAGCTAAGAAGTGTGGTATTACTTGCTTTGAATGTGAGAGCTAATAAGTTAACTTAAAATAGATTATGTAAACTAAACAAAAGTAAACTATAAAATTAAATTAATTTAAAATATAAAAATAAGTAAACAATCTTTTAATGGGGTTGTTTGCTTGTTTTTAACTGGATATTTATTATTGGATAAAATATCATAATTTATAAATAATTTCATGAAAAGGTATTGACTTCTTATACTACGTGTAGTATAATTATAATTGTAAGGAGGTGAGGGAAAAGGTGGTTAAGTTAATAAGAAAATTAAAAAAGCTTGATAAACTACTGGGAATAGTCATCAAGCTGTTAGTAAAAATAACAATCATAATAACAATACTTAAACAGTTATATGAATTGTTATAACCACAGGGGAGGAATTCTCCTCCCTAAATCTTATAATACCACCTTAATCATTATGAGTAAAGATTCAAAAACATTATTTAAATTAATACTAAAGATATCAGCAGAATTAATTGTTATAGCTTTATTAGTATGGGTTATATTTAAAATAGTTATGTAAATAGGAGGTTTTCAAGTGGGAAAATCGAAACAGACAGTCGCAAACCAGAATTGGGAAAAGAAAAATAGAGAATATGCTAGTTATTTAAAAAGTCGTAGCAGTGCTAGAAGTTTTATACGAAATAAAGCGACACTAGAGGATATCGAAGAACTTAGGAATCTATTAAAAGAAAGAGAAGAATTATTAAAGCAAGAATAAAAGAAAAGAGGGGTTTAATTATGAAAAAGGTGGGTATAGGTTTATTAATAGGATTAGTTATAGGAGCTTCAACTAGGTTTGTTGGTGTAGCTAATGCGGTTGAACCAGCAGAGGACAATGGAGAAAAAAACGGTTATTACATGTATTGCTTAGATAAAGGTAAGCAAGTATGGG